GATTCGAAATTCAGTGATGGGTGTTCAAGACAGTGGCATGCACTGCAAAGGACCAACCCAGGGACGTCCCTGATAGTGTGCAGATCAATGACCTGGTTGACCATTGGGGTGAGTGATTCGTGGTCACAGAGAACGTCTGGTTGACTTCTTCGAACCTCGTTGACAAGATCTGCCATTCGTGTCTCACTATGATGAACATGAAGGCTGTCGGTTGAGTTGCACCTTTCACATTTGAATCCCGCGGCAACGAGTTTTGGATATTTCCATTCTTTGTAGAGACGCTGGTTTGAGTGACAGAGTGTGGAGAGGGAGGAGACGCCGCCTTTCCACTGCGAGTGTTTTTCCTTTCGGAGGGGTTTGATGTTTCCGGATGCCCATTGTTCCTTCATATGACTACTACGTCGTGCAAGCTCCTCCGGATTTGAAAGAATCTTATTTTTCATTTTCTCTATTCCCGGAGCAAGACGCGGATCGTCTTTTGTTAAGCCGGCACACCAGCTTATAAGCTCTCCCCTTTCACTCATTTCTTGTCGAGTTTTCTTGCTTTTTTCTCGTGCAATTTCATTGTGCCCCCAATTATTTTTGATTCGAGCAACATGCCCTCGTCTATACTTTGAATATCCTTTGATGAGCCCTTGAAATCTTGTCTTTTCTCCACATCCGCATTCACATGTGGGTTGCGGACCCTGGACAACGACAGCCAGATAAAGGTCTTCACTTGAAAGTTTATGAGACTTTTGAGAATGGATTCGCAATGAATTGATTTTCTCAGACTGATAACTACAGTTTGGGCACTTAAACATAAAACTTCTCCTAGTTTTAAGGTATCAACTAGGAGAAGTTTGTAAACAGGGCTTTATCGTATGTTTACATCAATATTGAAGCACAGCAATATCATATCTCAGGGTCAAGCTGATCTCGGACGGATCTGACGAGCTGTAATCAAGGCTGCTACCAAAATCTGCTGCCGTAATGAAAGCTCCCTTGATGTCCCAGTGTTCTACCACAGTTCCCACCGGATCTAGCATTTTCAGCTCGAGATCTCGTTTGTAGAAATCAGCATAGCCGGCGCGACCGGAAACTGCCTCAAAGTGTGTTCGGATCCACTCCATCACCTGTTGCGCGCCAGAAGGTGCAATTGGGTCATGAAGTGTTACTCCCATCGTTTCGAAGGAGTGCTTGCCAGCGATGTAACGCTTGTGGTTGAGATAGGGAATCTCCACCTCTTCGATGGAAACGCTTGGGCGAGCTGCTGTCTTAACGATGAAAGCGTCGATGCCTTCAATAGCCAGAACCCATCTAAAGTTTCGTTTGGGTTCAAATTTGTTCGGAAGCATGTCTGTTACTGCTAGTGTTTCTGCCATTTTCTATCTCCTATCCTGCACCTAAATATAGGCGTCTTCTACTTCGTTATCGTATTCTTTTCAAAATCTTCGCTGTGAAGACCGAACCGTCCTTTCCAATCAGCTTGATTTCGCTGTCGCCAGATCCGAAGTCAACTTTCATTCCGCCCTTCTTGGAAGAGAAAATTGCATCCTTGACCAGCCTGGATCCACCTTCGTTTAGGTGATTCATTGCTTCTTGAATCAACTTCCTGATTTGTCGACGAGTGATTTTCATTATACACCTAGCCAACCAAGCATTGAATTGATTTGATTGCGAATATTCCGTTTGGCATCCTCATCAAAGTCTGCATCACCTTGACGAAGCTCATCAACAAAAGTTTCCAGCGCATCATAGAGACGATCCCAGTGATCTTCTTGTCCCAGGGAAGCTGCTGGGTTGGAATCATCCGGATTGGAATCTTCCCAGTGAGTTTCATCTGGATTGTTGGGATCTGCCATCATCTCATCCCAGCTTTGCTCTTGAATTAATTTTCTTAGTTGTCGCTTGGTGATTTTCATTAGTACCTACTTCCTGCGCCAAAAACCTTCTTGAACAGGCGGTCTTGGGCCCAGCTATCCATCGCATTAATTTGACCCATCATCTCGGGATCGAAAGAATCGCCAACCGCCATCACCTCGTCCGCAATATCCTGCCATGTAGCTTGTCCGCCCAGAGCTTCCATTGTGTCAGCTCTAACGTTATCCCATACATTCAACAGTCGGCTTTCAAGACTTGCCGTGCCAGGAGACATTACCTCTTGAATAACTCTTCTTAGCTGTTTACGCGTGATTTTCATCTATAACTTCCTAGCGCTGCCTCAAGTGCTTCCAAAATGCTTTCGCCTTCTTCACCAAGCCATCGTGCTGAGCTTGATAGGTTTCTTTGTGCAAGCTCAAGGGCATTGGTATTTTGCCCTGCAACAACATTCTCAAATTCCAGACTTCCTGATCCGCCGCTGTTGTTATATGCCGCGACAACAGCATCAACTTGTTCTTGAACTGCCGACCCTAGGCCGGCGTATGCCTTTGCAAACTCAATCAAGCCAGAACCGGTCTCTACACTACTACCATAACCGTACTGCTCTACGATTCTTTTCAGTTGTTTGCGCGTGATCTTCATTTTACTTCCTTTTGTAGTATCGCCCTTGCTGAACCAGCTCGCGCATTAATCTAAATGCTGCAGCGCGGATCCCAGGTGACCTGAAACTTCCACCAATACGATCAGATTCTTCATTTATGTGTTGAATCAATTCCTGCATTTGCATTTCAACATGTGTCAAAAGATCACCTCTTTGATCATCCTCATCATCAGAAATTGTGCCATCCGGATTCATTTCTGACAATAGGCCTTTCTTGGCCTCACTAACGATTTTTCGTAACTGCTTGCGTGTGATCTTCATCTATTCTCCTAGATTTCGTTGCTAACCACGAAGTCGATCGAAACGAACTCAACTGACCTGGTGGGCTGCAAGTAAATGCGACCACGAATGGTATTATTCTCCACATCAGCCTGGGTTGTGGTTGATGCATCAATCTTGACTTTGAACCGATCCAGACCACCCTGTGATTGAACAGAAGCCAGAATTGGACGTACCTGTGCACTGAAGGCTGCAACCGTGGATGCCTGATTGGGCTCGAACAGGAATGTTCTGGCCACGTTTCGAACCTTACGTCGAATATCAATTAGCAGTCGACGGACATTGACACGATCCAGAGCACTTTGGGCTGCCAACAAGGTTTTCTGTCCCTGAATAGTCACACCTGTTTGTGCATCGCTAACGATCGGATTAATATCAACACTGTATAGATCGTCGAGGTTTTGCTGCTTGAGGAAAACCTTAGAATTGGTTGCGCCTGGTAGGGCACCACGTGCAACACCTGCCGGTGCAAACCAAGGATGACCAATCGCATCATTAAGGGCCATGGCACCCAAAACAACGGCCGAGGGTGGAACCACGACAATTGGAGCTTTCGAGTTTGCCGACACGGCGCCGTCACGAATCATAACATCCGGGAAGTATGCCGCTGCGAAGGATGAATCAACTGCCCTTGACTGGAAAGTGTTGGTTGTGTTAACCACGCTGATTATCTGATTTGACGAGGTGACATATGCGTTAACATTGTCTCGCTGCTCAATATCCATGATGTAAAGAGCATCGAATCGTCTTTCGACAGACTCAACGGTATAATCAGTTACAGAAGGATGACGAATGCCCGGAATAGCTAGAAGCTGAATGTCAACATCTTGCTTGGCTTCCATCACATCAACAGCCCTGCGATATGCAGATACGGTTGGCCCATCTTTTCCACCCTGATTTGATGAATCATCCATCTCTCGACGAACAGCAACATCACTGAGTGCTTTTTTGTTAGAATCGAAAATATTGACTCCATCAAATCCGCCTTGCAGCGGGAATGTGAACTTCAAGTACTTTTGAGTCGGAACGTGGGCGAAATCCTTGGTGGCATCCAGGAAACGAACATTTGTTACTGTGTTTGTTGCCTTGTTGTCCAGGGAACCAGTCTGTATTCCGTTTCTTCGGTACACTGCTGCTTGCCATTGATCCGGATCCGGTCGATCAGTCGATCCGGTAATTACTTGCACTCTTTCCAGGGTGAAGAAATTGTTATTGAATCGATCAGCATCCAGAATACACCCACCAATATCTGCTGTTCCTTCATTGTCTCCCACCACCGGGTTTTCCCAGCTGGTGTGGAATTTCGGGAAGTATCGGGTAAACGACAATATCGATGAATCAATCTTCTCATTCATGTTGGGTTTCGAAACGTCTGTCTTTACTTCGAATTGAACCCCCCACGTGAATGAAACCTTTGCTGTTTTCTTGAGTCCGACGCCTACTGCAATTGAGGATCTCATTGGAATTGGCGGCTGCACAACTTTTTGCAACGAAGTAGAGTCGATGCCTCCCGACACTGAGCCGGAAAGAGTAGCGAAGCTTCCTGTTAGTATTGATCCACCACCAACCGGAGTGGTTCCGGATGTAACCAAGTGATACATACCGCGGAAACCCGTCGGAAGAGATGTTTGATCCAGTCGACCGTTTTTAAGATCAGAACTCAACTTCACTCTTACGAAGTTTGAAACGTTTGAGTAGTCGCCTGACACCACGATCTTTTTGCTACCCGAGGCTGCGTCGAAATCAAAGTATGTGTATTGATCACCGATTCTCTTGGCGATGAAATTGTTTGACGTGGGATCCAGGCTCAGTCCGTGAAATGACTCCAAAACCATGGGATTGAGATCGTTGTCAGTTATCTTTCGAACCAGAACATCGAATGTTCCAAACTTGTTGTTTGCCTTGGCTGATGCCTTGATGTTGGCAATTGTAATCTTGAACTCTCCTGCGCCAATCTGGCCATCGGAAAGTGTGTAGAATTTGAACAAGTTCTTGTTGGATCCACCGAACACCTGCGAAATCACATATGGACTGAATGCAGTTTCGAATCGATCCTCAAAGTTCTCAAAGCTCGGAATACCAATTGCTGACGCCGACGTTGCCGATCCCACATTTCGTGCTAACGATGATGTCAAAAGCAGAGCCAAAGGCTCATTATTTGCAATCCAAACCGTCGAATTTGTAACTCCGGTTCCGGTCAAAACTGCCAGATTCGGATCAACATCGTAGTGTGTGTAAAGAAGGTGCCCTGCATCTTCGATTTTTTCTGGATCCTTGTTGAGTTCATTGACAAAGTAGTTGCCGACACTCGGATCAAACGATGCTGTGATAATGTTCTTGTATTCGCCGGCGTTCTTGAGGCCGTTTAGAAGCAAAACGAATTCTTGCTTGGAAGACGCAAGATTGACATTTCCGATGTTTCCGCCAGCATTTTCTGCAGAGCCGGTACCAAAATCGGCAAACGCTGCTGAATCTGTATCTGGAACCATATTTCCGTTTAGATCTAGGGAATGACTCAGCCCTAGTGCGACGCCTGACGGTGCCATTAGCACACCACGAAGAATCGGATGTGCCGAAGATCCTGTCTGGATTCCTGCTTCACTCAAATATGTCGATCCGTTTGTCTCCGACATGAAAGCCGCAAGCATATAGGTTCTACCCAAAATTCCGCCTGTGGCCGTCGATCCTGCCTTTGCATTCGCACCGACATTTCCGTTTGCTTGAGGAAGCTGATCTCCAACAACGAATCCAGCTCGAGTGACCTTGCCTTGATTGTTGCCAGCCGCTGTTCGGGCTGTTCCATCTCCGGCGCCAAGAACTCGAACAAACGTTCCTGCTCCTGCTTTTCGAAGCCATGCGCGCATAGCAATTGGACCAAACTTGGTTCCATCACTATTGCCAAATATTGATATGAAATCCTGGAATGTTGCAACTGTCACCGGAACGAATGCCGGGCCTCGAACAGACGTTCCCACCACACCAGCCGGAATTCCCGAAGGAAAAACCTTCGTTGGTCCGGAAAGGTCGGTTTCCTGAGCTACCACACCGGGACTAATTGGAAAAGTTGATTCTGCCATTTTTTCTCCTACCTCTTTCTCTTACTTATTGTCTTACTCAAAGCTAACGCCACTGTTGGTGATGACAAAGTCAACAGCGATGAACTCAATGGCCCGAGTTGGGACCACTTGAACTCGTCCAGCAAGCCTGTTTTGTTCAATCTGCGAGGCTGGATTGTTCGAATCATCGCAAGTAACCTTGAATGCATCAATTCCCTGTCGAGCCTGAACATAAGTTAGCTCTAGGATTGCCTGTGACACGAACCTTGCTCGTGTTTCGGCGTTGTTTTGCTCAAAGACCAGACGACGAGCAATGTTGATAATTCGACGCTTGACGTCAATTAGCATTCTTCGTGCATTGATTCTGTTGAGAGCAGTCTGTGCAACTTGCAAAGTTTTCTGCCCAAAGATTACAAAACCAGATCTCGGGAACGTTGCGATCGGATTGATCTTGGCATCGTAAAGCGAATCTCGGTCATTGGCCGAAAGTCGATTCTCTACATTGGTGACAAAATCAAGTGAGCCACGACTGAAGCCGGCCGGTGCGAACCAAACCTGCTGCGTTTTGTCATTGAATCCCAGAGCGCCCAGTGCTGCCACTGACGGCGGAACCTGGACAACTCGGTTGTTTTCGGTATCAACAATTGAAACATCTGGGAAGTATGCCGCCGTGTAGTTATTGTCGATTGCGCGTGATTCAAATGACGAGATTGTTTTGTCAACACTTGATCTTGACGTTGAGTCATCATACAGACGAGTTGAATCTTTGTCGTATTCAACTAGATCCATCAAGTACAATGCCAAGCCGTAATCCTTGACCGAATCTGATGCATGATCTGTAACAAACGGCTCCCTTGCACCCGGTATCGCCAAGATATTGATTCTTGATGACATGGGATCAGTGATGATGTCGATAGCACTTCGAATTGACGCGATATTGTTGTTAGCAAGACCGGTGCCTGCCGTAGTTGAATTCGTCAGTCCGATATTTGGACTAGCAACTGCTTTGCCGCCCGTATCCTGAGAAAGCGCCCTATCGTTGAAATAGTTTTGATCCTCATCAAGAATATTGACGCCGTCAAATCCACCAAAGAAAATGTTGGTGAACTTGTTGAAGTCAGTGAATCGATTGAATAGCGCCGATGATGTAGCAACCAGCGAAGCCATTGTAATTCGATCGGCTCGGGTTCCGTCAGTAACAACGTATGTTGACGGATCGGGTCGTCCGTCTCTAACATAGGCGGCTTCTAGCATGTGCTCATTTGCCGTTCCGGTAACCTCCGTGATAACATTCGCCAGAGTTGTTGCTGCATTGAATAGAGCTACCCTTGCAAGAGTGAACTTGTTGTCATTGAAGTAATCAGTCGCTGTTCCGGTAACCAGGTTGTCCATTTTTTCGACGCCCTGGAACTTTGTGTAAGTTCGAACCAGTGAGTTGATTCCAGATCCATCATTAGATCGCAATGCAGCATTTGCCACACCCAGCGTAGTATTGTTGCTAGATGACAAAGGAACTGGACTCGTCTTGACGCCCCAGTAGTAACTGCCGTCAACTCTTTCATTGGCGCCAGGATGTCCCAGGAAGTTTGGCGATGTTTCCATGGTTCCCTTAGTTACCTTGATGCGGTAGGGAAGCGGCGGAACGATCGATCCAGTTGTTGATGCAACAGACGATGCTGATTGATACAATGCAAGACGATTAAGCGTGAGATTACCCAGGCCTTCTCCGTTTGTTCCGGATAGAGCTGTTGTGCTATCGGTCAGCGTGTCAGTTGTCTTGAGGATTGGAATTCCTCGGAAACCAAACGGGAGAGCTGTTTTTGGAATCTGGCCGGTATCAACCTGCTCGTTCATTACGATTCGAACTCTTTGCGAGACGTTCGGATATTTTCCGGTGATCACAAGTCGACGCTCACTGGCTGCTTCCTGGTCCCAATCAAATCGAACCTTGTTGTCTCCAATCAAGTTGGCAACATATCGATCTGACGTCGGATCTAGCGAGCAGTTTGGATATCTCTCAAGGATCGCCGAATTCTTATCACCGTCTTCAAATGCCCGTACTTGAACCTCAAATGTTCCGAAAGGCTGCTTTTCATTCGTGCTGGCCTTCAGTCCAGCAATCGAAACCTTGAATTTCTCATTAGCGTAGGCACCATCATCCAGCCCCTCAAAATAGAAGAGATTGAATTCGGCTTGACCAAATGGCTGCGAAATGAAATTCGTTGTTCTGGGAGTTGTGTACCTCGTATCAAAACGTCCATACAGATCTCGGAACGCAACAGAGCTTGCTTGTGTTGCTGCCGATCCGGATACAAGGGCCACAGTTGGAACTGTGTCGGATACGATCGGTGCCAGCTCATGCTCCACGGCAAAGTCCAGGTAAAGCAAGTGCTCCTCAGCCTGGAATCTTAGTGGATCAGTGTTGAGAATCTTTGAGATGTAGTTATTGTCACTGGGATCTAACGAAGCAGTCAGAATTCGGATTCCAGCCTGGTTTTCGTTGTATGCCCATGTTTGTCCGGATGACGAACTGATAATCAGCTTGAAATACTTCGTCTGCGTTAGTGGACTATTTGCAATTGAACCCACCGTTGCCGCGTTAAATCCACCGTCTTCCTGGGCGCTGTACGAACTTGTGTGATTCATCACCATCATTCGTGTTCCTGTCGCCATCAAAACGGCGCCGCGAACCAGATACATCGCTGATGCGTCTGAGATGCTCGAGTTATCAGTGAAGATCGGGAAGCCAGCAACTTCTTCAGCTACAGCAGCATGCCTTCCAACAATAAGCTGGACATATCCTTGATCGCCACCACGAGTTGCATCATCTGAGACGCTGCCCGTGATCACGAATCCTGCATTCTTGACCGTATCCCATGCTCGGGTTGTGGCAATATCGGTGCTAGTTTCGTTTGATCCGGCGCCAAGAAGTCGAACATAAGTCGAGGCCGTTCTATTCTTAAGCCATTCCTTGACTGCGTATGGGCCAAAGCGTTTTGAATCGAGTGTTCCAAATCTTGTCTGGAAATCTGCAAATGATCCGACTGTTACGGGAACAAATGCTGGACCTTTCTCAGAAGTTCCAATAACGCCTGCTGGAATTCCTGTCGAGGACACCTGTGCGCCTGACAGATCAATTTCCTGGTCAAAAAAGCCCGGTGATCTAAATGTTTGCTCAGCCATATTTTCTCCTGTGCTTCACGAACTCATAAAGCGTCTTCTCTAAGTATCGATCAAAAATCAAAGTACCATGACTTAAAAAATTTCTCGATAAATAGTCTCGCCGCTTCTGTTGGTTCTGGTTTTCACTACACCTATTTTTCGAATGGTTTTTCCGGTAAATGGATCGATAATTTTCTCAACAGTGTTTTCACGAATATCGTTTACGGCGCCACCGATCATAGCACTGTCATTTTTGTCGGACGATAGGCGTCCGGGGGTTCGAGGATCACTTTTTGAAATAGATGACTGTCCGGCGATCGCCTGTCCGGGAAGAGGTGCATGAACATGTCGATCATCATCTCCATAGTCGGCGGGATTTCCACTTGGGATCCCAACTTCGATTGCATCCAAAATCTGCAAGGAAACGAAATCCATCTCAAAAGATAGTTGTGGGCTCGATAGTAC